TCCGACTTGTCGGCTTTGTTTTCCTCAACATCAGTAACTCTCGTTTCCAAATTATCCAAATCTGTGTTGGTCGCATAATCGCCAACTGGCTGTTTTTCTGCTAAGCGTGCTTCAGTCTCACCTTTTGTGTAAACATCCGACTTGTCGGCTTTGGTTTCTTCTAAATCATCAATATCTCCACTCAACGTTTGGATGGAATTTTTAATTCCAACAATTTCCAAGTTGATTGTTAAAATCGAGGATTGGATTCCAGTAACTGAGTTCTCAACAGAGATAACTCTCGTAGTTGTTGCATAATTTCCGTTGATGACTCCATCGACAGCGGTTTTGTAGTTTTGAGCAAAATCAATATAAGTGACATCTCCGACTTTGTAGATGTGAAGAGTATTGTCGCTATTTCTGATTGTGACATCTCCATCAACGATCGTTGAATCATATAGAGTTGGCGATGCATCGACAGGTATTTGAATTTCGTTGGTTGTGATGACAACGGTCTTGTCATTGTTTTCAGCTCTTAAAGCAATTTTGAAATATGGGGAAGCAATGACAAATTTTGGCACGATAACTTGATTGTTCGCATCGACATCTGAAATGAAATAAGAGCCTTGATAGTATCTAAAAATCGCTTTTTTTGTAAGCGTTGGATCATTAAAATCACTTGTTTGCGGAATCGTGAAAGTGACTTGAATCGAGTTGGATGAGCCACTTGCGATTTTCACGATTTCATCTTGATAGAGTAATGATCCATTGACTTTTAACGGAATGTTAATCATTTTGTCTTTTCTCCTTTTGTTTTATTTTTTAAGCTATGCTGATAAATCGACCACTGATTTGGCAAGGAATATTCACAACATTTGTTTGAGTGATTTCAATTCCTTTTCTTGCCTTAATCCAAGTTTTAAAATTTGGGAAGCCAATAACTTCAGCAGGAACTTCAACTTGATTAAATTCATCGATTTCACATCTCACAATCGGTGATTCGCCATATTGGAAGAAGATTTCGAATTCATCGTATTCTTTGTCGAGGTCGACTTCTAAAAAGAATTTATCTCTTGCTGTTGTTGGAATCGAAATATCGTTAACGAGTTTTAACTCACAATTGTTCAATTTTAATCGTTTTATCATGCATGAATTCCCCCTGCTTTAATAGCTTGCTTTTCGACATCTTTAACTTTTGAAGAGAGCGACACTCTCTTATAACCAAATGTCAAAGTAACTTTATTCATTTTATCTGATGACAATGAGAATTGAGTCAGCGTTGTGTTGATGGTTTTATCGTTATATTTGAGAGTAAATTTTCTTAATAGCTTTAAATTGAAGAAATCATAGATGCCGACTTGCATTTCAAGAGTCATTTGATTTTGATCATCAGTTCCATCAATAAATGAAGAAGCTCTTGCTTTTAGTGCATCTCGAGGGTCGCTTCCGTTTGGAATCTCGCTATCGCTGAAGTAATCTTCAGCATAGATTGGAGTAACATTTGCTGATTCTCGATAATCGATAACTATTGGATAATCGTAGTTTTCATTTTCAGGCTTCGGATAAAAAACAACAACATTGACTTTATTTGGCGAGGTATAAATCAAATCGAATCCGTTGATGAAATCTTCATTTAAATTCAAGACTTCAGGTGGTAATTGAGCAACGCTTCTTTCGATGAAGCGATTGTTAAAAACGAATGCATCGTTGTTGGCAAAGTAAGAATCTTGATAGAAGAAGAAATTGTTCACATTGTTGATGATGGCTTTTTCGAAAATTGAACGTAAAGTGTAGATTTGAAAAGGCTCGGTTGGAAAAATATCACAAGGATTGGAAGGAATATTGTCAGTTGGATCAGCGGTAATTTGTGGATTTTTGATGAAAGCACTGTTGGGGTATTTTCTCGGAATTGAGAGTGTTGTGTTCAAAAGCGTTGGGATAATCTGATATGTCTTGTAGGTGTTTTCGATATTGAGTTGAATCTCGAGATTGATTGTTTTATCAAGGTTTGAAATGAATGATTTCGTGCGAATGATGAATTCTTGTTCAGTTTCCTCGATTGACTCAATTTGTTGGCAAAAACCGCCACGAATTGTTCTTGTCAAAGTCGAACCTGTTGGTTTGAAATCTCCACTTGCGAAAGGAGTGTTGTCGAGCTGTTCCGCGTCGATAAATATGACATCATCATCGTTGATTAATGAGAAGTTATCCGCATCGATTTTTGATTTGTTAAAAGTGAAAGTTGATGTGAAAGGTTGTTGGATATCTTCTCCGATAATCCATTCATCACAAGTGATTTGAGTTTTGTATCTTCCACTTTTAAAACCGATGATTTTTAAAAATAACATTTTTTGGAACATAACTTTTAATCCTCAAAATATTTAGCATAGTAGAAGAGTTCTCCATCGATTCCTGCATATTTTTGATATGCAGGAGAAGTGATAGTCATCGGTCTTGAAGATTCGAATCTTACTCTTGGGGAATCAGGAGTTGCCACAACTTTTGCGATTGAATTTGGTCGAATAAATTTATAAGCGTTTTGAATTGTTGTTCCTGTTCTGACATTTCCTGAAAATCTTGAATAGACCCCTTTTTCGATGACAGCTGAATATTGATTGAATTGCTCTCCAATGAAGATTTTCGCACCCTTCCACCACTCTTCGATAATTGTCGATGATTGACCGCCTTCGTGAACTTGATAGTCACGAATTTCTTGATTAGTGATTCGAATAGTTAGCGGATTATCAAGGTATCGACTTGCATCGAGAGAAAATTCATCGTAAGCACTATCCCTTCTATCAGCATTGTAGTTGTTAGGGGAAATGTTGATTCCGACAACTACTTGACCAACATCTCCAAAGTCATCAATATTAACTACTAAATCTTGATAGAAAGAAGCCCCACCCATGTCAAATGAATATCTTTTTAACCAAGGAGTTAAGAGTCCAAAGACAACATCAACCACTATTGCTTTTTTGCCATAATAGGAAATGTTGTCAGCTTGTTTTAAAAAGACATATGCAAATCTCTCTTCGCCATCTTCGTGATGAGAAATCAATTTAACTTTTCTCACAAGATTCTCAACCATAGTGTCATTTTCTAGCTTATGATTTGGATTTGGATATGTGAATTGGAGTGGTTCATATCCAAAAGCGTAGTTTTGATTGTTAAAAAAATTATAAGTTGTGTTGAATCCGAAGAATGTTTTAAATTTTTGAAATCTTTCTTTTGCGGTTTTTAGCGAATCCGTTTTGAAGACAATTTTGCCACCAAAATCAATCGGTTTTGGAGTCGCTCCGTTTTGAGCAAAGTTAAAATCATAATTGTAAAGTAATTCAACATCTCTTGAGAATGACCTTCTTGTCGGTTGAAAGGCGAAATTGCCAAAACAATTCAAGTCGATTGATTCGTTTGAATATTCGGCAACGAGTCGGTATTTTCTCATTTTCGTTTTCTCCTTTCATGTTTTTTAAGATGCAAGACCTAACTTGGAATCTAATTCATCAATTGACATATGATCTGCTGAAGTATTGATAGTGATGTAGTAGTTTTTAGTTGTTGCGTTTTCACTTGAACGATTTCGATTAGCAAATCGTGGAGCAACGAACGGACCGTTCATTATTTTTTCGGATTCTCTTTCAAATTCCGCATCAGCTTCTGACTTGTCATAAGTTCCCTCATTTGAACTTCCGCTCCAATCGCCATCAAGAGCTTTCATCAAAGCATCCAATCCGCCAAAAGTGATGAATCTTAATGCAGTCACGATTGCATTAAGGACAGGAATGATGGTTGCCTCTAAAAAATCGAATAATGGTTTTAAGGCTTTCAAAAGGTCATTCAAGATTCTCGCAAGAGGAGTCAACAGTGTGCCGATTAATTTCAAAAATGAGCCAAGAACTCCACTGAACATCTCCACCATTGGTTCTAAAACTTCGCCAACGATTTTTAATAGAGGAGTCAGCAACTCGCCAACCGATTTGATTAATTCATCAATTGTCTTTTTAAAGTCTTCACTTGTTGAATAAAGAGTAGCTAACAATCCGACAGCAACTCCGATTCCTGCGATGATTGGATGAGTCGACAAAAGGGTCAAGGCTTTTGGCAAGCTAACTCCAACTAATTTGTAGATTGATGTTCCGATTTTCAAAATTGGAGCTAAGGCAACACCAACACCACTTAAAACTCCGATGATTCTTTTAGCACCTTCTGAGAGATTGGCTATTTTGTCGAAGAAACCTTGAATCTTTGGTGCTATCTTTTCAACAAAGCTTTTAACTTTAGTTAAGATTTCATTCACGATAGGAAGAAGAGATGCACCAATGACCGTTGCGGTTTGAGAAATTTGTTTTTGAAGAGTTTCGGTTTTTTTCGAAGCAACGGCTTGTTCATCAGTGAAGATGACCGCTTGCTCGCCCATTTCTTTCAAAGCTTGTGAACCTTGTTCAACAGCAGGAAGAAGTTTTGTTGTTAACTTATCGCCAAAGAACTCCGACATATATGAGAGCTTAGTGGCATTGTCGGTGACATTGCCAAGCGCATCATTTAAAGCATAGAATGCTTCATCAGATGTCATCTTAACAAAATCTTCTTGATTGATTCCAAGTTCTTTTAAAATCTTGATAAGATTCTTTCCACTTCCATCAGCAACTTTGCCGATGGCGGTGTTCATCTTCGCCATTGCGGATGAAGTAGTCGAAGTCGAAATGCCTATTTGATCCATTGAGAATGATAACTTTTGCCATTGCTCAAATCCAACACCTGCTTCAGTTGCAGAATCTTCCATATCATTGATTGCTGAAGAAACTTTTGTTGCTGTGGCAATGATGGCTGTGCCAACTCCCAAAATACCTGCTGAAATCTTGTTGAAGGTTTTTTGCAAGCTATTCAACTTTTTGATATTCTTTTGAACTTGATTGACACCTTGTTGGAGTGCGGTTGTATCAAGTCCTAATTTTATTGAAAGACCTTTAACATTTTCAGCCATAGCATTTCTCCTTCTTGTTTTTTAATAAAATGAGGATATGAATATTTTTAAAATCTATCCATATCCTCTTGAGTTGCGATTCTAATTCCCTTTTTTGTGTTGTGAGCCGATTCCATGTTTTTGATGAATCTTTGACACATCTTCACAAATAACTTATAAGGGATGTTTTTTAAATCATTTAATGACAACCCCATTTTTGAGAGATAAGGTATCATCTCCGAAAAATATATTGGTTTCGAGTCACCTTCCGATGACTCGTTAATCAGTTTTTTTCGGTATCTTCTTCAGGCTCAATGCCAATTAAATCAGTAACTTCATTCATAAGATTAGTCATTTCTTTAAATGGCAATTTGAGAGATTTGAGCCACTCTTGATAAGATTTCTTCTCATCGGTGACTTCCATTGCGAAGACTAATTTTAAGGTGGAATCAACAGATTGATCTTGCAAACCTTCTTTGAGTGGCTTATTAAATTCACTCTCGTATTTGATGATGAAATATGAATCATCGGAGATTCTAATATTTCTTTGATTCCCATCGGAGTCGATATATTCAAAATTTTTAACCATTGACTAATTCTCCTATTGTGAAATTGTTGGAAGGGTAGGAGCGGTAGTGAAGAAAGTTGCACTTTCATCAACTTCGCCTTTTAAGCATTCGTGAGTGCCAATTTTAACGAAGTAAGCGGTCAATTGAATCGAGTCAGTTGCAAAGGAGACCGAGTCGGTATTTGTAGAGTTGGAAGAGTCATCGGAATCAGCAACGGAACATTTGAAGAACATTCTAATCTTATTCTTCTTATCGCCTTTGAATTTGAAGGCAAGAGCGATATCAGATTTCTTGTCTTTTGTTTGAAGCAACATTCCGTTAGTAGCTTCAACATATCCTAAAATGGCTTTTTTGAAGTCTTCATCAAGAACGGAGAAAGTTAAGTTGACAGTTGCTGAAGTGATTTCATTGACATCATAGATTTTGATATCATCACCATATGAAGAAGAGTTAGATGTCTCAACATCACAAGTGGCTTCAGTAGCATATTTGAGCGGATGCCAAGAACTTTCGTAAGTTGGAACACCATCAGCATCTTCGCTTAAGATTTTTGCATAATGAACATCGCTCAAACCAAATTGAACTTTATTTTTTTCAGTTGGCATTTTGTTTTTCCTTTCTATTCGCCTTTTGTGTTGCGAATAATTTCTTTTATTTGATTCACCATAATTGGCGAATAGGTGTCAAGGAGAGGCTGTAAGAATGGTCGACCGCTGACAAATGGTCTTGTTTTAGAAACTGATCCATCGTGATTCACCATTCGGTGTCCATTTTCAATCAAATGAACTAGTCTCCATTTTCCATTCTTTTTTGCTGTAACGTAGTAATTTCGAACATTGTCTAAATTTGATTTTGAAGATACAATTGAGAAGGATTTCTTCAAGTGATATTTTCCATCACCATCTTTGAAGGCTTGAGTTTTCTTAATATCTTTGTTGATATTTTGTGCGGTCTTCTTGATTGTCTTGTCGCATTCTTCTTGATATTGTTGTGCAAGTCTTCCAACGGTTCGAGTTAGTTCAGGAACAAGTTGGTCAAAAGTAATTGATTTCGAGTTCATTTTCCGAAAACCCTCGATATTGTGAAATTCACGAAGTTTCTTTTAGTATCTTCTTCAGAGAAAGTTCGCATTTCAATTAGATTCCAATCGGCATCTTCAAGAAATTTGTTCTCGATCTGACTTGCAAGAGTTTTGATTGCTTTCGAGTTGACTTTTTTAGGAGTGACAATGACAACTCCGAAGAATTGCTCGCCACCGATTTTGATGTTATCTCCATGTCGGTTGGTTTCGTTTTCCAAAAGTTGCCAACACACATAGTCTTTATTTTGAAAGTCAGGCTTTTCATTGTAGTTCTCGAAGAAATAAGTTTTTGTCGACAAGACATCTTTTTGACCGACTTCATCGCCATTTATGAATCCACAACTTTCTAATGTATTTTTGAGAGTAGATTTGACTTCTTCTAAATATTCAACGAAGGTCATAATTCAGCACCCCATTTGACTTGAGAAAAAGTCGGTGGATTAATCTTTTTAACACGGATTCTCATTCGACTTCTTTTAGAATCGTTGTAAGGATCAATGTTGTTTATCTTGAAAGTCTCTAAACCGAACAATTCTCTCTTAAACTCTAAGTAGCAATTAGTGTAAATCTTTCTTTGATTGATTTCGAATTGTGCTTCGGAATCATCTCCGAGGTAGTAGTTATTTCTTCTCTCATCAGTTGAAAGTGTTCTAAAGTAGCAATGAAACATAGATGCAGGAGAGTCATCTTCATTAAGATAGTGTTTAATTTGAATCGGATTTCCTTCTTCATCAACTCCATCATCGATGACAAATATTCGACATTTCTTATCAAGTCTATTCATTTCCACCACCGCCTTTCTTGAGTTCTTTTCTTGCAATATCTTGTAAATCACCAAGTAAGCAAGTTAAGACTCCATTTGAATCAGCTTGATGGTAGAAAGTTTGATAGACTATTGTTCTTGCTGTAATTTTGGCAATCGAGTTGTTGTCTTTGCCGAAATCATAGTTTGTTGTGTTTAAAATTTTATCGGAAGCGAACTGAGATAACGCTAAGGCTTGTTCAGTTAAAAGAGAATCGGAATCGAGTGATAACTCATCTCTGACTTCATCTTCCGTTAAAATTAAAGTTGCTTTTTGAATCATCTCAATTCACCTCCGAAAATGCAAAGGAATATAATATGGTCTAATTTATTGTCAAAAATTAGCTATTGGAGACAACACCATAGGCGAAGGCGGATGGAACAGGTGCGCCACAAGCGAAGACCGAAGCGACAAAGGTTCTAACTTGAGTAGAAATCGCTTTGTCTTGTTCAATGGTGACATCTCTTAAAAGGTTGCCTTTGTAGTATTTAGTAACGTTGCCGATTAAAACACCGCCATCAACAAGATTTGGTTCGACTTCGACTTTTCTTCCGAGAATAGTGATATCAGGATAAGATTTGACATCATAGATATAGTGACCTGCGGTATCCTTGGCTAAAGCAAGAGCTTCATAGACATCTTCAGCAACATAGAATTTAGCGCCATTCTTATATTTCTTTGGAAGGGCGGTGAAAGCGTTGACTAAGTCAGTGAAGATGGTAGCCTTTGTGGCGGTAATAGCGGTTGCGCCATTGGTGATGCCTTTAATTCTTGCAGGAGTGGTGTCGCCATCGCCTGCTTGTCCGTTGCCATAAAGTAATTCGGTAGCGAAATCTTCTTTCATATCGGAGAGCATTAATCCGATGACATAGTTGCCAAGGTCAATATCAGTTAAAGCAAAGACTTCTTCAGTAATCTTTAAAGTAGATTGTAACCAACCTTTCTTGCCTTCAACAGTTCCCCATTCCCAACTTGCATCTGCGACAGACTTGCCTTCAACTTTCTTGTTGGCGGTTGTTCTTTGCTTTCTATAAGGGAAAGAAGTCATGCCCTTGATGTTATAGAGTAAAACATCATTGAGGATTGGAGATGGAGCAGGATCTTCGACTAATAAGTCGGTTAAGGTCTTAGTGTTGATTAAAACACCAAAGTTGCTGACGCCATCGGCATTGGCGGATGGAGCGACATAAGTTGTAGCGGTAGTGCCAAGAGCAACATCAACAGCTCTCTTTTCTTCTTCATTGAGAGTTTTCTTTCTCATCGAAGTACCGATGAGTAAGGAATAGGCTTGTCTTTTAGTTAAGTTCATTTGATTTTTCTCCTTTTCGATTTTAGATTGAGCTTGTCTTTGTTCGGCAATTTTTTGTTCGGCTTGTTTTTGATTTTCTAATTGAGCGATAACGGATTCTCTTTCTTTGATAGCTTCGATTTTGGCGACAGCAATATCACCGATTTCTTTCGAATACTTTTCAAAATCTTCGGAAGATAAGTCTTTTTTTCTTAACTCGACTTTGATTTCTTCAGAACGTTGGTCAAAGTTTTCGATTTTTTGAGTTAACGCTTTAAGCATTTCTTGTAAGTTCATTTGTTTTTCTCCTTTACTTACTTTTGAATTTTTTGGATCATCTCGATTTTTGCGATTAATTTCTCACGATTCGATTTCTCTTTCTCTAACTTCACCAAGTTTTCAAAAGACTCCACCAAGTCTTTTGCACGAGATGCCGAAATCGATGTGTCTTTATATGCAGGAAATTCGACCGCTGAAACATCGTAGACTTTATCAACTTTCGTGATGCGATAATACACGAAAAGTTTTCCATCTTTTTCTTCTTCACTTCTTTCTTGAGCTTTGATAGTGAATGCGAATGACATTCTATCAAGTAAGCCTTCACTGACATCTTTGTAGTATTGAGATGTCCTTGGATTGTCTTTTCTCAATTTTCCTTTTGAATAAACACCATCGCCTTTTTTAATTTCGAGAGCTAATGTGCCATTTCTTGTTCTTGCAACCGCATAATTTCCGTTTCCGTGATTGGCGTTTAAAACAACATCTGACATATCAGCTTCATCAAAGGCGTTTTCATCGATAGTCTCTTCGATTCTCAAGGTTGGATCATCATACATTATGTATGTGTCATTGAAAGAAACGGCTTTACCTTCAATGTGATAGTAAGGATCACTTTCATCGTTTTGTTCATCATCACGTTTTTGAAACCAATTGCCAAATCTAACTTCACGATTTTGACTTTTTGATTTCTCTTCAATTTTCTTTAATTGTTCAAGACTTATTGGCATTGTCTTCATCTCCTTTCGGCTCTTCGTTTTGCGAATCGCCATTTTGATTTTGACCGACTCTATCGATTCTCTCAATGAATTCATCATCTTTCTCATCAAGCAACTCGATGCCGACTAATCTTCTAATTTCATTCGGTTTGAACTTTCCGCTTGAGATTAAGACTTGAGCGGATTGAATTCTATGTTGATGAGAAGTTGTGAATAATTTTGAAGTGTCGATGACAATTCTTAGCCCTTTAGCAATCGCTTCTCGAGTAAGAATCTTTGTTGTTAATTCGATTTCGAATTCATGAGTTAACGGTTCGATTTGGGTTTCGATTAAATTGTTTAATTGATCGTCAGTTGCTGACCCATCAACTAAAGTTGCATTTAAACCGAAATATTTGTAAACCGATTCTTCAAGTGGTTTGACAAGGTCATTTCCTTGATAACTTGGAGTCGATGGAATCGGAGTAATTTGTTGAACATTATCGATATATAACGCACCATTCGCATCAACTTCTTTGATTCTCTTGTTGAGAACATCTTGTCTTTCTTTTGCAGTAGTTTCATTCAAAGGAGATGTCGAAGTAGCAAGGAATCGAATGACATTGGCATTCAACACAGCTCTCTCGATTCCATCAAAGTTTTTGTTGATGATATCGATTGTCCTTTTAATTGGATCATTCTCATTGAAGAAAGGATTTTGAATCGTTGGAGTTCTTGCTAAGATGATTAAGTCATCAATGTTTGCGGTGATAGTTTCTCCGTTGAGATTGAAGGAGAAAAAAAGTGAATTTTGGTAGCCACTATTTTCTTGATTAATCACTTGGAAATTCGTGTCCGTGACATCGATAAGCCACAAGTTTTTGACTTGATTGTCAACTTTGTTTGCTCGCCAATCTCTCTCGATGTAGATGACAGCGACATTTAATGAATAATAACTGACCGCAACTTGCTTCATGAAATTAGCGGAGTTTTGAAGTGAGTTAGGTTCAAATTCTAAGAGATATTTTAAATTGGGATAATCCCTAACTTCTTTGAAATCTCTCGATAAAATGGGGAATAATTTGGAAACTACACCGCCAAAGAAGTTCACGCAAGCTGAATATGTTGAGTTCAGATTTTTGTTGAAATTGTTGTCAGTTGGGAAAATGTCATAAGAGAGAACTTGTGATTTTGAATTAAATGGCAAAGATTTCTTATTGCCAAATAATTTCGAAAGAATTTTGTTGAAAATATTTGCCATTTCATTTTTTCCTTTCTTGACTTGTTTTCTACAACTTGATTTTAAAAGAACTTTTATTCGATGTCATCTTGATTGGGTTTTGCCACCTGTGAAAGAAGATTGACTTTGTCATCGAAGTAAACGGCAACAGCATCAAGAATTGTCATATAGCCATCAATTTTGTTGATGCTCTTCTCATCGCTTTTGATTGGTTGCTTCGTTTTGTTTTTATCATCGAGTTTCATCTCAACGTTTGAAAAACACCATTGAGTGATTGGATTGTTTAAAAAGCAAAGTTTTCTTTCATCAAGAAGCGAGTCGACTTCTGATATTGGTAGGTTCAAAGATTGCGCACCTTGTCGAATCGGTTTAAGACAAGATTGTTTTGAGAATCCATAATTTGTCAATTCACTGACTAAATAGTTTGCCGACCACGCATCGAATCCGATAAATTCATAGACATAGCTATGCTTTTGAATTTCTTCAAGGATGTAAGCTGTGATATCGTGATAGTCGATTTGAGTGTCACCGCTGATTCGCAACAAACCTCTATCAACCCACGCTCTGAAATTGATTTTGCTACCCTTGACATAGTCGATGTCAAAAAATGATTTTGGAACAAAATACATTGTCTTTGCGATTATGCTTCCGTTATCAAAAAGCAAAGTTGTGAATGCTGTCATATCTCTTGTTCGAGATAAGTCGAAACCGCCAACAACAATTTGCCCATCGAATCTCTTCAAGAATTTTTCTTGAACTTCGCTATTAGCAAAACCAACTTCGAATTCCGAATATTTGCCAAATCGACCTTTTAAAATCATTTCACCACTATACCAAGATTTGTTCGTAACTCCGAGATAGTTGAAATCTTTCGTTAAAACTGAATTTCTAAAAGACAGATCACTCTTCATTCTCTCGACATAGCCACGCAACTTCTCTCTATCTTTGATTACATCGATTGCAGGATTCGACTTGATCCACATTCTTTCATCCTCAATTTCTTTGATGTCATCTTGAATGTAAAGAAGAGGAAATAAGGTATCATCTTCGACTATTCCTTCAATGACTTTCTTTGCATAATCAAATTCATCATCATATAATCCGCCACGGACAAAACCGTTTGTTCCAATAATTGATATCAAAGGTTGACTTCTTGCTGTTGTGCCTTGTTTGAAAATGTCATAGATTTCTCTTTTTAAAGCGTGGACTTCATCGATTAATGCACAGCTGACATTCAAGCCATCTAAGTTCTCAGGATTGTTCGGCATTGCATAATAAGAACTTTTGCTCCTCTTTTTTGAAGTTGTGCATATTTCAGGTCTTGGGAAAACTTTTGATTTTAAAGAATTCGAAAGCTGAGTGCTTTTTGGAATCATCGAAGCACTTGCTTCCCAAGTAATCCTTGCTTGACTTGCGGTAGTCGCAACGGCATAGGTTTCAGCACCTTGTTCAAGAAGTGTCATGAAAATTCCGAGAGTTGCATTCTCAGCGGTCTTGCCATTCTTTCTTCCTCGAGTATCGAATATTTCTTGAAATCTTCTTTTATGAGTTTTTCTATTTAAGATTCCAAAAATTGCTTGCCACTTCGCTTTTTGAAAAAGTAAAAACTCAATCGGCTTACCTGCCCACTTATCTTTTGTTTGGACGCAAAAAGTTTGAGCAAATTCGATAAACATATATCCTTTCATTTTGTCGAAATAATACTTATCAGATTTTCCCCAAATAATCGGCATTATGTGTTTTTCATAAAATGTTCGAATCCAATAACTTACGATGATTTCTCCGCTTTTGATTTTGTTGTAATATTCACTAACAAAATCAGGAATATCATTTTTCCTCATCTTCGAAAAAGTCCTCGATATTTTGTTCTTCGGCTTCTTCTTCACTTTCTTCTGCTTCATCAAATTTACTGAAGAAATCATCAAGAGTCTTTTCTTCTTTCAATCCAATCTTCGCCGATGCAACACCCATTCTCGCTCTTCCGATTGGAGTAAGACAAAGCTTCTCAGCAAGATTCGTGCAAACTTCACACTGTTTGTTCATCGTGCGGATCAACGATTGAAATTGCTTATCTAAAAAAATAGTTGGACTAGTTCCAATCATCGATTCGATTTCAGTTTGAGTTTTTAAATATAAAGCATAGGTTTCACAATACATTCTCAAAGAGTGCTTATCTAAGTCGCACAAAATCTTAGCATCCATTTGCTTATATAATTTCATCAAGCCTCGCCAAATTTTTTGACTCTCGATGGTCATATCTTTTGGACATTTCAATTTGTCAGTAACTTGAAGAGCAGATTCAGCTTTTTCACGAAGTTCGATTTCTTTGTTAGACTTCTTGGTCTTCTTTTTATCAATTGTCTTTGCTATTGTTGGCTTATTCATAAATTCCTTTGTTTCACCTCGATAATTTTAATAAAACGGCTCAAATAGGCTAAAAACGGCTGATTTCGGTAATATATCTTTCGAAGGTAGGGGGGTCGGTCAAAGTTAGCCTTGCCTAACTTTCTTTAGATGGGGGCGGGGGTCTTTTTAGTCCTTTCTTAGAATGATAAATTCCCCATTTTCATCGAAGAAAGATGAATAATCTTTGCCGTTTTCTTTCTCGTTTTCTCTTTCTCGATTGTGGCAACGAGTGCAAAGTAATTCGAGATTTGATTGGTCGAGAGCAATTGAATAAATGTGAACGTTTTGGTCAGTAAGAGGAATCTTGTGATGAACTTCTTTTCCCATTCGACCACAGCGTTGACATCTTCCTTTACATCTGATGATGCATTGCTGTCTCGCTTTTTTCCATTCCGATGAATTGTAGAACCTTTGAACTTCGATTCCGTATTTCGAGTGTGCCATGATAATAATTTTTTAAATAAATGTTGATTCTTTATTTAGAGAATATTCGAACGTAGAGGT